GGTCAGTAGCTATGACAACATCTACCACAAAGGCACCACCGCCTAAAGCCAAGAGTGATCCGAAGCCCAAGTTCCAGTACCACACCATCGAGGAAGCATTGATTGCTTTCCACAAGACCAAGCCTACTGCTGTTAAGTCCGGGAGCAACCCGCACTTCCGCAGCAAGTACGCCACGCTGGAAGAAGTCATTGCCACTGCGGAAACAGCAGCCGAGTTCGGCCTGACATTCACGCAGCTGATTGATTTTGAAATCGTCTGGCAAGACAAGCCAAACCAGCCGCTTGAACCCCGCATCATCGAGTTCGTCAAGACAATCGTGATGCATGAGAGCGGCGACAGGATCACAGCCCGCACACTAATCAAAGCAAAAGATCAGTCAAACCCACAACAAATGGGTTCGGGTATCACATATGCCAAACGCTACGGCTTGCAGTCAGCCTTTGGCATACCGTCCGAGGATGACGATGCAAACTCTGCCGCTACTGGCGAAGTGGTCTCCTACGGTCAACAGGCATCTAACGATAAAGGAGGTTGGTAATGCCTATTTTCAAGTCAGGGATCACAATCCCACCCAAAAATTTTCCGTCTGTCAGGCCTAAGGGAACAGTCAAGTATGACTGGCTGAAAAACTGGAAGCTTGGCGATTGCATCGAAATCCCCACCGAGCGTGAAGCACAACTTGTTGATCACGCTGTGCGCAAGCATGGGTTTGACGGTGTGCCGGGTAAGATTGTCCGGCGCAAAATCGAGGAGAACGACCAGACGTTCTACCGCATGTGGAGGGTTGCATGACGCAACAATATGACGACACAGATCGGGGGGCGGCATTCCCGCCCCGCGATAACCAGTCAATGATCTTGACTGGTCCTATCAACGACAATGGCGATGAGTCCCGCGTGGCCGTTGTGAAGTCCAGCCTGCCTGATGGCAGGACGATCTTCGATCTGTATCAGAAGGTCGGCACGCTGTTTGACAATGAGTCGGACAAGCCCAATGCCCCAAACTTTACAGGGCCATGGAAGGGCAGGCGTGTAGCAGCCTGGGCACAGAAAAAAGATGATGGCAGCAAGTACATGTCACTTCGTATTTCTGACAAACAGGCATCAACCATGACACCTGTTGCCGAGACAACAGCTGTCCAAATAGACAGCGATGACATCCCTTTCTAGCATCGTTGCTATTGAAGATGTGTCTCTTGCACTAGGTGTTTCACCCAAACAGGTGAAGAACCTGTGCAAGAAGCACAACATACCAGTGATCAAGGCTGGTCATCAAATCCGGTTCACGCAGGACTCAGTGGACCGTTTGTTGGAGGCAATGACATGGCGTTACACCTCATACGGCGCGGAAGTATCTACCACATCAACGACACCGTTTCGTGGGGAAACAAACGAATCCGCATACGCCAAACTACAGGGCGAACTTCAAAAGCAGAAGCGCGCCAAGTAGCAGAGTCTGTCTATCACCAAGCCATGAACCAACTGCGGGGCGGCGGCAACACCGCCGTCCCATTCTCTATCGCAGCCCTTGATTGGGTAAAAACAAAACGAAGAGGAGACACGGATGTTCGCAATATCGAACGGCTGTCCGATTTTTTCAAAGACCGTAATACAGACCAAATCACTGCGGAGGACTGGCTGCGATTCTGTAGGCAACATCTATCTGATCGTAGGCCAGCAACCGTAAATCGGATACGAGCGACGCTAAACTCGGTGTTGCAGTCAGCCTCCACCAGTATTGATCTCTACAAAGCAAAAGACAAATCAGAGCGGAATGTCTTTTTGTCAGTAGAGGAACAAGAACGCTTGCTGGCAGCATACCCCGACTATGCACGTCCCTTCTTCATATGCCTTTGCTATCAGGGGCTAAGACGCAATGAGGCGATATCGCTTCAATGGCGCGATGTAAAACTGGAACATGACCAACTACAAATCAGAGATGAAAACTCCAAGTCAGGCATTGGGCGCATCTTACCGCTTCATCCCCGAACACGAGACGCCCTCACACAGCGCCACCACACGCACGTCTTCGTCAACCGCTTCGGCCAGCCCTACGCCAAGGAAGGACCGCGCGCGGCTCACGAAACAGCGCGCGCGCGGGCCGGACTCGACTACTTCCGGATACATGACTGGCGACATCATTGGGCTAGCAGGCTCATTATGGTAGGGGCCAGCATCCCAACGCTTATGGCACTTGGCGGCTGGTCATCAGAACGCATGGTCATGCGCTACGCAGCAGTCAGCGATGAACACAATCGTGACACACTCAACAGATTGTGAGGAGTATTATGCAACAAGATCATTGGTTTATCGGCGGCACCCATCCCGTTGGTAAGGGTGAGGTCGCGTGTTCGAATCACGCTGGCAGCACCATCGAACCCAATCTAATACACTGTAAACCCTCAAGAAAACTGAGGCGAAAGCTTTATCTACGACGCTGCATTCTTGCAGGGTTTGCGTGTTTTTTACTGTTTCTGATGCTTTAGTAATGCAGGAAGCAGTCAAACAAACCACAAATTTGACACAAAGGAGAAACTAATGCCTTACCCAGAATACAAAAACAGAGATCTTGCGCCCGGTGCAGTTGTTGGCCTGAACCATGGCACCAATGACCGAGTAATCGATCATTATAACAAGCAAGCATGGATCAAGATATCCGAAACACTGCCTGACGATGCATTCGCAGATGATGTAATCTGCAATGATGACAGACCATTCATCAGGGGGTTTTCATATGCTTGATGCGTATCAGCTTCTGGTGCGTGCGCAAACAACAGTCAAAGAGCGCGGCCAAGATTATGGCGAGATGTTTGAAAACCACCAGCGCATTGCTGACATCTGGTCAATCATTCTCGGCACAGAAATCAAAGCCGAACAGGTTGCGCTATGTATGGCAGGGACCAAAATCGCCCGGTTGATCCAATCACCCACACACGAAGACTCATGGCTTGACCTTGCTGGCTATGCCGCTGTTGGATCTGAATGCGCTAAGTCAGCTTTGACCGCTTCCAACGAAGATAATCCGCACCCTCTTCCACATTCACAAAGCACTGAACAAAGCCAGTCGGGTGATCGGCATGAGGGTCAATGACCTGAAAGATGGCGTGTCCAAAGTTTTGCTGTTCAAAACCTTTGACCAGCGCAAAGTCATCACGGAATTTGTAACCACGCGCTCTGGCAAGCCACGCCACTTCTTCTTGCTCCACGAGTTCGATCTGAGCGAGCGCCCAATTGTGACGGTGGCCACTTATGTACAGATGGGCGTTGCTCTTGAACCGGGCCATTTTGGTTTGAGCATGAAGCGGATTCCACTGCGAATGTCCCGGCATATCGTGCGCAGCATGGATTCTGCACTCCCTGCCATTGGGGAAATTTATGCAGACCCTAGCTTCCCAGTCTTCTTGGATACTGTGGGGACCGGTCATCCATTTGAGCGGATCGCCAGCACCACTCCACATATCATGGTTGCCGCCAATCAGAATGAGCGGATTTATACTGTCGATTAACCACTCGACCAGCTTCCATGCTGTTTTGTGGCTGGTGTCCTGATGATCGTAGAGTCGTGCCAGACGACCAATCCAGTTGTTCTGGTGGTCGCCTAGCGAGCATCCATATACGGCATCATTTTCCTGAATGACAGCGATGTGACGCCGCAGCGTAGGCCAATCGCAGAAGTTGTCATCGATATGTGGATCGCCGAGCCATAGAAGCCCTATGGGGGCGTCTGAGCGCATGTTGACTGGTATCCACTTGCGCGCGTTCTTCGCCTCCATACGGCGTTTAAATCGCTTTGTAAGATGCTCTACGATTTCCTCAGTAGGTAGGTCATCTGTTGGCAATGGAGGTACATCGTAATTACGCGCATCCGATTGTATGCGCGCTTGCGCTTCTCTTATCCTGCTTTGCAATGTAGTCCGCGGAATGCCAAGGCTTTGCGCAGCGTCAGCCATGTTGGGAAATTCTTTTACCGCTGTTAATGCTGCTTGCAGATCTTCTTCAGTCAAACGTGGCGTGGGCATTAGCAGTTTCCATCATGCGTTTGAGTTCAGGACCACGAGATTTGATTTGCTGATACCAAAGCGAATCTTGCATCTCACGCGCTGCACGGAAGAAGTCTTGATCTTCCAAAGCGCGGAGCATTTTCTTGAAACGAGAAAAACGAGGCCAGCCAAGATTGAACACCATCGAGGCCAATACAATCTGGGCTGGCTCCGGCAGATCGCGCCACCATTCCATGCGCTCATCAAGTTCAGATACAGCGATAGCTATGTCGTCTTGCAAAATTTGACGAGCCGCCAACTCGGATATTGGCTCACGCAGATTGTGACCATATCCAATCGTTGGCACACCAACCGTGTCTTCATACATGGTAAGGCGTAAGCCCTCATGCTTTGCAACCAAGTCCGTGAGAGCCTGAATATCCATGAAACCTTGCCCCTACTTCTTGAACATCTGTGTAAGTTTTTGAACGCCAAAGCTGGCAGCAAACACAACACCAACCGCTGTCTTATAGTAATCCGGCATGGCTTCCAGCGCCTGAAAGCCGCGCTGTACCTGTTCCTCATATCCAAAGAAAGCCATCAGAAGCGGCAACGAAACCAGCAAGGTGAGCCACTCGTCTTTCCAGCTTGATTGTGCGCCTGTTGCCCAGACCTGATTCCAATCAGCCTCACCAGCTGCAACTTTCTCAGCTATAGCTGTCTTGGCTTTTTGTTTGGCAACACGAGATTCCATCCACGCTCCACCAAGCGTGGTAATAGCTTGTATGATTGGCAGCATTATTTACGTGCCAGCATGATTATCGTGGTCAGGATCAATCCGGTCTGAATCAGATCGATCATCGGAACCTGTATCACGCTTCAACATCCTCTGAATGGTTTGGGTTTCATAAATGCGAAGCGCCGTCCACACGATTGTGAACAGCGCAGCAATAGGCGGCAGCATTTCACCAAGCGTCCCGACAGTAGTGCCAACGGCAACAACATCTAATGTTTGCTTAGTGTCCATGTGCAGTAAGCTAATGCATAAATGCAGGAAGCAAAACGCACATTCACAGCTTACCCTGTGCGTGAAGGATCAGCGCGATAAGCGATCCCACAATGGCAATGAAGCAGAGAACAAACACAGCAATTATGATGCCCTCGACAATCTTCTTGCGCCGAACAGCAGAGGCTATCTCAGCTTCGCGCCGCGCAACACGAGCCTTGGCTTGAAAGCGTTGCCAGTCATTCCATAGTCCTGGGCGACCAGCATAGATCATGATTTGCTTTAACTCATCCTCACGAGATTTTAACTCTTCAAGCGCCATAAACTCGGCGAGGTCGGGCCCGCCGCCCTTTCGTTGTGCTTTTTGCTTTAGTTTTTCTTTCGCACCGACAAACTCTGCAACCGCATTGCCTGCAGCAGCTATTTCTTTGCCGTTTGCTATTGCCTGTTTGATAACGGCAAAGGCGGCGTTGGCTGCTGCAAGTTCGGCTAACATTAGTCGTAAACGCGGACACGCTCCTCATTGACCTGAACCGGCTGACAATAAGCCGTGATCTTCTGGCCCTGTTTATGAAGCGACTGCGCGTACCACACGCAGGACTTCAACGAGCGGAAGTACATATCATTTGAAACAAGCTCGCCACTCACAAACATGAGCAGCAAAAAAGCGTGGATCATTCAACATCTTGAATGGTCAACAACCCCGCCTCAGATTGCCGCATGATTTCGTCGTAGTGGCGGTTGGCTGTGTCGAGGGGTACAATCAACTCGTCGCCGTCGATAGTAGCCTTGATTGAGACGTTGGAACCTTCAAAGGCTTCATACTGTGCGTTGGTAATATTCATGTCTACAACTCCGCATCAAACTTAAAGTTGGGGCTAACAAGTGCTGGTCGGAAGTCCGCCGACCCAGAATGAGTAACCTCAAAGTTATGCGCCTTGTCGTTAGTATGCACAGTGCCAATGCTAAATCCTGAAGAAACGCCAGAGTTTGTTACTGTCGGACTAGCCCTCATTCTTACTGGAAACGCAATTTGGTCTCTCACGATTGTAGTATTGTCAGCGTTAAAGAGGCCAATCCATTTTGGAGACGCCTCGTAGTAATAGCGGTTACAGGCAATTTCTTCTGATGCTTTTGATCGATGCTCAAACGGCGTGTCCTGTTCGCCAACCTCAAGCTGCATTTGCGCTATATCAATCATTACGCCAGATGAAGATAGGCTTCTAATAAATGAAACATAGACATAGCTAGATGTGCCAATAGTTTTACCAGATATAGAGGGTAAAGTTATCGTGAAAGTAAATTTCTGCCACGAGGTCGTCATAGTATAGTTCTGTGCGGATTGTGTAACTTGAGAACTGCCGCCGCTGCCAAAGACTTGCGCCATTTCTATAGTAGAAGTGTGACCTGTAGATGCTTTTGCATAAAAAGATAAAGTTACAGGCCGCCCAGCACCAGTTCTTACGTCTTCAATACGTTGCTGCACTACTTTATTACTCGATGTCCCCCCCATAGCATATCGCAAAAAGTAAGTCGGCTCACCGGGGACATCTGTCTGCCCAGCCGTAAAGGGCTGTTGCAAAACAGTGTCACCAGTTGTCCCGCCCCCGGGTACAACAAGCATCCTGTCGGCGGTGTAAACATTACTAACATTGCTAAATGATGTTCCGCGTTGCCAAATATCAAAATTTCCGTTGATAATCAGGTTTTTGCCGGTAATGCCATCAGCGTCAGCCGAACCGGCGAGGTCAGCGAAATCTCTTGCTCTGCTCATACCTCTATCCCCTTAAACGCTCTGTGCGTCAGAGAATGTCTCGAACGCTGTCTTAATGCTTGCGGTCCACACTGCATTACAAACGCTCTGGATTTCCTGCGGCTCACCGCTGATGTCGGTGTCTGCCCAAGTGTCGCCTGTCTTGGTGCGGCATTGCAGAACGTGCCGGTGATATGTGCGGCTAATCTCTTCGCCGCCGTCCTTGACGATGGTTGCCTTGCGAACCTGCACGGCCTTGTACGGCCCACGCACCTCGCAGTCGTATTCAAATTCTTTTGTTAGTGCCATTTGTTGCTCCTGTGTTTACCGTCGCTGGCTGCGACCTGTCCGACCCCTACCGACTGGTGGGGTTATACCTCGTATGTGCCAGCAATCATAAAATCAGTGCCATTTTGAACGTCATTACTATCCAAATGGTCGGCCCCGCCACCACCATTAGAACCATATGGCAAGGCAATAGAACTATTTGGTGATGCAAAAACGTATTGCATTGTGTCGCCATCAAATCTTTGTCCGCTTACAGCACTGTTAATCCACCAGCTAAAAACGCTGTAGTTGTTCGCAACACTCTTAACGGTGAAAGGCAGAGTGAACCTAAGATTTCCTGCTACTGTTCCCTTGTTCGCAATAGCAACATAAAGGTTAAAACTAACTCTATTGCCAACTTTCGTGTAACGACCCGTTTGCGCTGAATATGTAAGCGTACCGATGCCGTCTGTCGCAGAAATCTGTGGCGTAAACGTACCCTCTTCATAATCCGACAGCGCATTAGCCGCCGCCGTGCCGCCGACGTAAACGCTACCGCCAACATACAAATCATTGAACCTTGCGCCGCTTCGACCCAAGTCAATGTTATTGTCATCCGCTACAATCGGCCCAAAGTAATCGTTGCCAAACTCAATCTTACGCTCTGTGGACGCCTTGTTGCTTTCAAGAACCAAAGCATCAGACGCAGATATTAGATTGGGGGCGGTCAGGTCGCCGGTCACAGCCACATTCGCAGAGAACGTACCACCCGCAGACGCAGACACAGTGTCAGCCACGGTGAAGCTCTTAAACGCATAGATGTTGATGAGACTGCCAGCCGCCGCACCAGTCGCCAGCACAACGCTGATGCCGTTGGTGGCCGTGAAGTCTGATGGATCAAGAACAATACCGTTCATAACCACTTGCAGATTGTCTGCCGTGTAGGACAGCGTGGCACTGTTATCGTCAGAGCCAGAGAATGTGGTCTGCCCTGCCGTCGCTGTGTACTCGTACAAGATAAGACTGACATTGCCAGCACTGGTCGCCGCGATCCAGTTGGCTCCGTCATAGACACGCATTTCGTTTGCGGTGCTATTGAAATATAATGCGCCAGAAACCAGCGAGTTTCCGTCATTGTCCTGTGCTGGATTACTAGTCTTGCTGCCGAGGTAGGTGTCATCAAAATTATCAAATGCTGTAGCCGCAGATGCAGCACTAGCTGCCGCCGCAGTCTGCGAATTTGATGCCGCTGTAGCCGATGATGCCGCATTGTTGGCTTGGGTCGTCGCCAAAGCAACTTGAGCAGCACCATTGGTGGTCGCTAAACTGGCTTGAGTGCTGGCGGTGGCCGCAGAAGTCGCGGCATTGCTGGCAGAAGTCGCGGCTTCGGCAGCTTTTGTCGTCGATGTCGCGGCAGAAGTCGAGGCAGAAGATGCACTTGATGCCGCCGCCGCCTGACTAGCCGCCGCCTCTGATGCCTTGGTCGTGGCAGTTGAGGCATTTGCAGCCGCGCCCTGGATGGCACTGATGTTTGTCGCGTTGGTGTTTACTGAAGAGATGTTGGATGCAACTGTGCCAATATCGGTAGTATCAGATGCAACTGTCGTTACGTTTGCACTAATCCCAGCGACTGTTGTTACATTGCCGCTGATGCCAGCAACAGTGCTGACATTACCGCTTATGCCAGCCACAGTTTGAATCGCATTGGTGGCATTGGTGCCATCTTCAATGTCAGCAAGCGTCGCAATATCAGCTGCTGTAGCCGAAACAGTTTGAACATCGGACGTGCTTG